AACTTTCTTTCTTTTTCTTCTAATTGATTTGTTGTTACAGGTGGTTGTCCTAATTCTATGTCTCTATAAAAACCTGACACTTGTTGTTTTCGTAATTCATTTTCTGACATTTTAATTACATGTACAATAGCCTCTGCATCTTCTAATGAGTTTGCAGAATATGGTACAATCAAATCATCTGCCGGAACAAATTTAGAAACGGCTCTACCTAAAAGATCATCATAATAAACTTTCTTAAAGGTAGATCCGGATAGAGGGAGGTAAAATAACATTTGATCAAACTCTGGTTCATACTCTTGCATTTGATCCATAAGTTGATAGTTCATAAAATCTTTTACTCTGTGTGCTTGGTCTTGTTTTTCATTTGTAACGTCACCTAAAATTTGTGCACGCACTGGACCATCTGCTGGTAATAATTCTTTGTAAGCTTGCGCTTGAAACTGTGTAACCGCTTCAGCAAGTACAGGGTGGTTAACACCTGATGCACCTCTAAATGGTTCTGTTCGTCTTTCGTATTTAAATCCTAATAGATCTAAACCTTCTCTGTAAGACTGTTCCCAATCTCCACGAGATTCTTTGTATTCTGTATATTTTTCAAATAGACTTGTGCCAAGTTCATCTAAGTCTTGGTCTTCCATAACTTCTGCTAAATTTTGAAAATGATCTGTTGATTGTAGTGGACCTGTAGATGGATCAAAAGATACTTCTGCTCCACCCTCTTCGTCCATAGTTACTTCAACGTCCTCTCTTTTTACATTGTCTTCAATAGGAGTTGTTACTTCTGTTTCTACAAAAGCTTCATCTTTAACATCTACATTTGGTAATGGTTTATCTATCTCTGCCATAGCTCTTTCCTGTTAATTATTTCACACCTTTCAAGGCTGACACTATACCCCCATCAAAGTAAGAAGTAAAGCTCTCATCCATGACGTCGTAAGTGCCTTCATCTAAAGGCATTGAATAACTTTTAGCTATTTCTTGTTTACGAAACTCTGGATCATTTCTCATTTTATACATATCGATGGCTGCTTGTGGATCTCCCATAAGAAAAGCAGTTGCTTGATCTCCAAGTCCCAATTTAATACCCATGTCGTCTGCTTTAGCTGCTGCAGACATAACAGCGTATGGTCCTACCACAGCGCTTAAAGGTTTAGCAACTTTGCTAGCTCCACTTAAAATTTTACCTGTACCTTGAGCAATTTGTTTAAAGACTCCTTTTGGAATTTTAGCTCCTTTTTGTTTTGCTATTCTTAAGCCTTCAGCTAAGTCTAATTCTTTACCAAAAGTTCTACCACCTCTTTTAACCATAGAAGGTTGAGATCTAATATTTAATTTTCCTATGTCTGTTTTAAATATATTAAATGCTTTTTTTCTATCAGCCAAAGGAGTTTTAGACGTTTTAGATTTTTCCCAAGATTTTTCAAAAGTATCTCTTATTCTAAATTCTTTGGTATTATCATCATAAAAAGCTAAACTTGTTTTTAATGGGTTTGATTGTCTTCCCACATCATGTTGAATTGTAAAAGCGTTAGCAGACATTCCTGTATTGTAATTTGGAATTAATGCAGTGTTAACACTGTTTCTAAGTCCTGGTGTGTTATTAATAAAAGCCTTTTGTCTGTAGGGTTTAATAGCATCATCATAACTTTTAATGTTAAATGATTTTGCATTTTTAACAATAAAATTTTTATAAGTGTTATAATTAAATTTTTTGCCTGTAATTTTGTCTACAATTTCTATTTTATTACTATAGAAATTTTTTGGAGACATACTTTTTTCGTAACCGGATTTTAAAACAAATCTCCCTTTACCATCTATATTTTTTTTAGCCGTTGAGACGGCATCTTTCCATATTGCTTCCTCTGCAGTAAATGCAGGAGGATCCATTCCTAATTTTTGATATTCTCTAGCTTTAGTAGCTTTTCTATATTGTTTTATTTTATCTCTCCCTTCTTCAGTTTTTTTCATTTTAAAATATCTTTTTCTTTGTGCTTTTCTTCTTTTTTCTATTGATTTTTCACTTCTTCCTTTAGCTGGTTCCTTTTTAAAAGAACCAGATAAATTGTAAGATCTTAATCTATCTGCAACTATATCTTTCGTAAATTTTCTACCTTCTTTAGTTTTGTAAGTTTTTATTAACTCTACAAATTCATTATAAGTTTTATCCTTGTTTTGATTTACTAATTTAATAAAATCATCTTTACCTATTTGATTTTTTTTAAGTTTACCTAATCCTAATGTTTCACCTGTTACTTGTCCTTGTCTAATATTTGATCTTTCAAATTGTTTTAAAGATTCCCAAAGATCAATCCCTGTTTTGCCATACTTTTTGCTGTATACTTTTTCAGTTATTTCTAATTGTTTTTTAGTTGGTGGTTTAACTTTACCACCTTTACCGAAGCCCTGCCTCATCGCTTCGCGCACCGCTTCACCAAAGTCATAACCATCATCCATGAGCTCATCTACTTTTTTTCTAAACGCTGCGGCTGCAGCTTCTTCAGATGAACCGTTTAATAATCCACCACCTGCTTTTGGATTACGTTTCATAAACTCATTAAATAAATTCATTTGTATTACATCAGGTCTAGGTTTGGGCCTAGCGATTGAGCTTGCTTTTCTGATTGTTTGTTTACCTAACTTCCTCTGAAGTTTATCTAGAATGCTTTCAAATTGTCCGGGCATTATTTTAGCCTGTTGTAAAGATATACTCTTCCGCCGTCAGCTAATCCATAACCAAAACCTTCTCTACCTTTAGATGTATAAGAAGCTGCGGCTACGTTTGCTCCGCCACCAGTAAATGCATCTGCTCTGTTACCGCCGCTTGGATCGTCGACAGCTTTTTTTGAAGGGTTGTTATATTGATATGTAACTGCTTGTCGTGCTGCTGCTTCAGCTTCAGCTTTTGCAATTTGTTCTTGCATTGCTTTTTTAGCTAACTCTTGTTGAATTGATTGTTGCTCTTTAATCTTGTTTTGTTGAAAAATATTTTTTGCTGATCCAAACATATCTGTAATTCCGTCGTATTTTCCTTTAATAGATCCAGGAACATAACCACCAACTGTATCTGGTTGAAATCCTAATGCTTGTGCTGCAAGTCCAAATAAACCAAAAGCTTGTCCTTTGTTTGAAAAAGCTGGTTGTAGATTTTTTCCAAACTTATCTTGATATAATCCTGAATTAACATTTTTATAACCAGTTATAGTAGTTGGTACAAAGTCTCCAACTTCTTCATCATAAACTTCTACATTAAAATCTCTAGCTGTGCTTTTATCTAAATTTCCAAAAATACCAAAGTCTCCTTTTGGTCCATCATCACGACCTACGTTTTGATTTATAATATTTGTAACGCCAGGAGTTGGGTCTGGATCTGGTGTTGGAGTTGGTGTTGGTGTTGGAGTTGTAGTTTGTCCAAAACCAAACATAGCCAAATACTGTGGTAAAGTATATCTACTTTGTAAAGTAGGATTTGAATTATATGTTGCTATTAAATTTGCTCTATTTGCCATTAGTAATAAGTTCTCTCTATTCGTGGTAACTTGTCTTCTTTTTCATCATCAGGGTGTATTACAAATCCACCCTGTCTAAAACGCATTACCGCTTGTGTTGTACTATCCACCAAATCATCATGATCTCCATAAGGAAATGATGCACACTCTTCAATCACTTCTTCAGCAAACTTATGATCTGGAGCCCAAATTTGACCTGACTCAAATAACGGCGCCACAGCATTAATCCTAGCGTGTTTGTCGTTTCCTTTGCTAGGTGTATAATTTATAACAGGTATCCCCATTTTTCTCAACTCATAAGTTAAGGGCAGTCCTGATGCTTTTGATTCTATAATAACAGTTTCAGGGTTCCAGTATCTATACTGATCCATTGCTACACGTTTAAGTTCTGGAAACTCTAGCCTTTCTTTAAACGCATCTAACAGTATTAAATTAGCAGGTGAGTCTTGGTCTGGATAAAATACACCCCAAGTGGTAATCGCACTATAGTCTGCTGTCTCCTTTTTTAAAAAAGCTGTGTCATAACTTTGTATGATATGTTGCAAAGGTGGTATGTAATCTTTCTCCCACAACTGCCACCAATCTCTTTTGATAATAGATCCTTCTTCTGCTGTTGGATTTTGCATCCATTGTGCATTCCATTTACCAACACTCAAACTGGCTTTGACACCTTCTAATTCTTTTTTATCCCAATACTCTGGCCACACAGGTTTACCTGATGGCATGATTGCAGGAAACTCTATAATTTCCCACTTATCTGATTTTAATTCTTTTTGTGATTTTAATAACATACCTGTTAAGTCTTTCATATTCCATCTGGTCATAACCACAACGATTGCTCCGCCTGGTTGTAAACGCTGACGTGGTCCTGATGTATACCACTCGTAAGCTCGCTCTAGTGCAGTCACGTTCAGTGCATCTTGTTCAGAGTGTGGGTCATCAATAATTAGTAAGTCCGCTCCACGGCCCGTGATTGCTGAACCAACACCAGCTGCATAATATTCACCACCTTGTGCTGTCTCCCATTTACCAGCTGCTTGACTATCCTCTCTTAGTCTTGTTTTAAATACTTCTTGATATTCAGGGCTATCAATTAATAGTTTTGCTTTACGACCAAAACGTATTGCAAGTTCTGTGGTGTGAGTTGTTTGTATAATTTTAAGATCAGGTTTACGTCCCACCATCCAAGAGGGGAGAAGAAAGGACGCGAACTCTGACTTAGTATGCCTGGGTGGCATATTAATAATTAATCTTTTAATTTTACCCTGTGCGAGCTTATTAAATTTTTCAGCAATTTTTTTGTGATGCTTGCCCTCGATAAACTCTGGCCATACGTGTTTGACAAAATCTAAGAACGAGTCGTGGACCTTGGATTGCTTGGTCTTCTCGTTTAGCTTCATGGCTAGTTTTAAGAATTCTTTCTGCGCGTCAGGTGGCAGCTTTTCAATAAAGTCTTGTTTCATAAAAATTTTTGCAGAATTTTTTACAACTCTGTTTCCCTCTTCATAACGATTTTACAGCTGATCTATCTCTAAATCAAGCAGCAAAGGTAAACCTATTGGGACCCCTTTTTGC